CGCGGCCGCTGTCAGAAGAAAGAGAAGAAAAGACAAAAATCCAGAAAGACGTGGAAAAGCAATTAACGTCTCAAACAAAAAGAAAAAATAATTTGCAATATTGTTAAAACTGTTATATACTGTTGAGTAATAACAGGAGAAATATATGGCAGTAAGAAACTTCAACGAAGCAGAAAAACAAAAACTAATTCAAATCATATCACAAGGATCTCAGGTACTGGGAGAAGTGGATGATCTAAAAACAGGTTTGAGAGATACAGTCAAAGCGATAGCCGAAGAACTAGAACTTAAACCCGCACTAATAAACAAGGCGATTTCCGTGGCACACAAAGGTAACTACCAAAACATTGCCGATGACATGGACACACTTGAAAGCATATTGAACACAGCCGGTAAACTTTAGTGTATAAATTACTCAAAGAATTTTGGGTAAACAGTTACAAATCAGATCCAACAGCATTTTATTTTGAAGTTGTTTCAGTAGCATTTACCGTGTGTGGAAGTTGCATATTGACTTTTACATCGCCACATCCTATAATGACATTAGTATTTCCTTTGTACTGGATTGGCAGTAGTACAATGTTGTACGCAGGTATCAGACGTAGACAGATATGGTTATCAACTCTCACCGCATGGTTTACTACAATGAACACAATAGGACTTTATAAAGTATTCATAGCATGAGTTATATAGACGCACTATACAAAAAAGACGAAGACAAAATTTACGTGGTTGAGCGTGATCCAAAGAAAGGTCGCGTGTTTGTAGAATATGATGCCAGATACGTGTTCTATTATCCAGACGCAAGAGGCAAACACAGATCAATCACAGGCGAACCTTTGCAAAAAGTACAATGTTCAACATCGAAAGAATTCATCAAGGAGCAACGTATAAGATCAAATAAGCAACTTTATGAAAACGATATCAATCCGGTGTTTAGGTGTTTGGAGGAAAATTACTTAGGTAAGGAAACTCCAAAACTGAATGTGCTGTTCTTTGATATTGAGGTGGATTTTGATCCCGAAAGGGGTTATGCCACAACGGATGATCCGTTCATGCCCATTACTGCCATAAGTTGTTACATGGGTTGGACGGATCAACTGGTAACTTTTGCAGTTCCTCCTAAGACTTTAAGCATGAAAGATGCAGAGATTCTAACAAAGCGTTTTCCAAATACACTGTTATTTGAAAAAGAAAAAGATATGCTTGACGCTTTTTTACAAGTGGTAGATGAAGCAGACATATTAAGTGGTTGGAACTCCGAAGGGTATGATATTCCATACACTGTTGGACGTATACAAAAAACTATGAGCAGTGATGACACAAGGCGTCTGTGCTTTTGGGGTGAAAAGCCGAAAAAAAGAGTTTTTGAAAAATACGGCAGAGAACATTTAAGTTATGACTTGATTGGTCGTGTGCATTTGGACCTACTGGAGTTATATAGAAAATACACATACGAGGAGCGACACAGTTTCAGATTAGACGCAATAGGAGAGCACGAACTTGGCGAAAAGAAAACTGTTTATGAGGGATCATTAGATGCATTATACAACAACGACTTTGCGTTATTCATAGAATACAACAGGCAAGACACAAATCTACTGGCAAAACTTGAAAAGAAATTAAAGTTTATAGAACTAGCTAACGAGATTGCACACCAAAACACGGTGTTGCTACAAACAACAATGGGTGCAGTTGCAGTTACAGAACAGGCCATTGTCAACGAAGCTCACAGGCGTGGTATGATTGTTCCAGGCAGAAAGTTTAGAGACAAAGACGCAGAACCTGTAACGGCGGCCGGCGCCTATGTCGCAACTCCTAAAAAAGGCATACATGACTGGATAGGATCTATAGATATCAATTCTCTATATCCGTCGGTCATTAGGGCATTGAACATGGGTCCGGAAACAATAGTCGGACAGATACGTCCTGTGATCACTTCGGCTGAAATAAACAGGGCAAGACACGCCAAAAAATCATTTGCGGCCGCATGGGATAACCAATTTGGCAGTTGGGAATATCAGGCCGTGATGGCTAAAGAAAAAGGCACAGAATTAATTGTTGACTGGAGTGATGATACCAGTGTGCGTATGAGTGCGGCACAACTGTATGATGTTATTTTTGACGGCAATAACAAATGGATGTTGAGCGCCAACGGAACTATATTCACCTATGAGCATGAAGCTATCATTCCAGGCCTGCTTAAACGTTGGTATGCAGAAAGAAAAGAAATGCAAAGAAAAATGCATGACGCAGGCGATAATGAAATTGAAAAAGAGTATTGGGACAAAAGGCAACTTGTAAAAAAAATTAATCTAAACAGTTTGTATGGTGCAATTTTAAATCCTGGATGTAGGTTTTTCGATATGCGTATAGGACAATCGGTTACGTTAACAGGAAGATGTATAACAAAACACATGGGGGCCAAGGTCAATGAAATTGTTGCAGGGAAATATGATCATGTCGGTGAAAGCATAATATATGGTGACACAGACTCTGTGTATTTTTCAGCTCACAAGACATTGAAAAAAGAAGTGGACGCAGGACAGATACCATGGGGTAAAGATAATGTGATAGCCCTGTATGACAAAATTGCCGATGAGGTCAACACCACGTTTTCCAGTTTCATGAATAAGGCGTTCCATTGTCCAACCACAAGAGGTTCGGTTATAAAAGCAGGTAGAGAACTTGTTGCTGTAAAAGGATTGTTTATTACGAAGAAAAGATATGCTGTTTTGTATTATGACAAAGAAGGTGAACGGGTAGATACCGCAGGCAAAGAAGGCAAAGTAAAGGCCATGGGACTAGACTTAAAAAGATCTGACACGCCTGTATTTGTGCAAGATTTTTTGAGTGATGTATTGTATCAAGTGCTGACTGGCGAGACAGAAGAACAGGTGCTTAAGGCGATATCAGATTTTCGAGCAGATTTCAAAGCCAGGCCCGGTTGGGAAAAAGGATCGCCAAAACGTGCAAACAATGTCACCGATTATTGGGAAAAAGAAAAGAAACAAGGCAAAGCAAACATGCCAGGCCACGTGAGAGCAAGTATCAATTGGAACAACTGCAGACAGATGTATAGCGACAAGTATTCTCTACCGATCACAGATGGAGCAAAGGTTATTGTATGTAAATTAAAAAACAATCCTTTAAATTATACAAGTATTGCGTATCCGGTTGACGAATTGCGTATTCCTGACTGGTTCAAAGAGCTTCCGTTTGATTCCGAGGCTATGGAGCAGACAATATTAGATCAAAAACTAGATAATTTGATAGGCGTTTTAGATTGGGATATCCAATCGACCGAAACCACAAACACATTCAACAAACTTTTTGAATTCTAAATATGGATACATTCTTTTTTGATTATGAACCTGGAGACAGAGTAACCAATCCCAAAGCACCCGAATGGGGTGTTGGACAGGTACAGTCTATAATTAAAAACAGGGTTACGGTAAATTTTGAAGATGCAGGAAAAAAAACTTTAGATGGGAGTGTGATAGAATTAAAACGGATATATGTCAGATAATTTAAAAAACTTATACATTAGTTTGTTAGAAGCACACAATTGGAACTATGAAACCTATGATGATCACAAATACGACATCGGTGATAAGGAAAAAATGCACTTAAGGAGTGTAATTGCCCAAGCATACGAAATAGGCAAAGATCCATCTAGATTGTTTTACAAGTATTGTCCAGAACACTTATATAAAAATTCTGCAGACTACGGAATAAGAACTCCATGGAACGAATTGGCGTTGGATCAAGTGATCAAACAAGAAATATCTCAGGAAAATTACAATAAAAATGTTAAGCATTGAAGAAATACAATTGCTGATTGAAAAGTTAAAAAAACTCAAACATGAGGATTTTCAACAAATAATTGATGTAAATCTTAAGATACTTGAAGAGTTGGCTGAAACGGTTGACGCTAATAACAAAGAGATTATAGATCGATTAGATAAAACACCTGGATGGTTCTACAAGGATCTAGAGAAAAAAAGAGAAAAAACCAATGTTGATGATCTTTTGTACAGGATGATACAGACTAAAATATTTCAATTTAGCAAAACACATTTATATAATTGCATAGAAATTGGTCCGGGCAATGGAATGTTTTCAAAGGATTTACGGGCATGGCGAAAAATTTTCTTCCTTGATATACATAATTTAGAAGAAAAAATCAGACGCAGGTTCCATCCAGGACATCAAAAACACTTATTATTTTTTACAACCAAAGACCATTCCTGTGACAATATACCAAAAGAGTCCTGTAATTTTATTTTTAGTTGGGACACTTTTGTTTTTTTTACACAAGAGCACATCAAAAATTATTTACAAAGCATGAAACGTACTCTTATAGATGGCGGATACTGTTTCATTCAATACGCCAATTGTCATGACGACATGGATTTAAACGAGGCGAAACGTGGTTATTACAATTACAATACTAAACCTGCCATGGAACAAATGATAAAGGATGCAGGATATGAGGTTGTGGAAATGAACCAATTTAGATCAGGTGCAAATTATGCCATATTCCGCAAACCTGGTAAACAAAACCCAGTGGTATATAAAGTTTCTCAAATAACACTTGATTAAAATCTAAATACAATGTATACTGAAGCATTATGATAGATATCTTGAGAGACATAGTTAAGCACACGCATGGCTTGGGATTTTTGGATCTAGTGAAGATCGCTGGTACCAGTGATGAAACTACAATAGATTCAATGGCTGAAGATCGGTCAGTTATACTCCAAGGATCTTTCCACAAACCACAATCAGAAATGGTTGGTACTTTCGGAATGCCTCAATTGAATAAATTAGATATTCATTTGAAGTGTCCGGAATACAAAGACAAAGCAAAAATATCTGTACTCACTGGCGAAAGAAATGGAGCCAAAGTTCCAACAGGCATACATTTTGAAAATGAAAAAGGTGACTTCAAGAACGATTACAGATTTATGAATGCTGAAATTATCAACGAAAAACTTAAGACTGTAAAGTTTAAGGGAGTGAAGTGGGACGTTGAGATTGAACCATCTGTGGCAAGTGTACAAAGATTCAACTTCCAATCGATAGCAAACACAGAACACAATTCATTTGTGGTCAGAACCGAAGATGGAAACCTGATATTCAGTTTCGGTGATGCCGCATCTCATGGTGGTGAATTTGTATTTGCTAACGGAGTGGATGGCACTTTAAACAAAGGATGGAGTTGGCCGGTAGGTCAAGTATTACAGATATTGAAATTATCAGATTCAGCGAAAGTAACACTGCATTTTTCTAATGAAGGTGCAATGATGGTTTCTGTTGATTCTGGTTTAGGAAAGTATCAATACATTATTCCAGCACAGGCGCAGTAATGACAGATAGAAGGCAAGAACATTTAGGAGAATACAGCAGAGATTTTGCGGTGTTCTTGCCTGCTATATCCAATTTTTATAACACATTTATTTCCAAACAAAGAGTAACCGAAGGCAAACACATTCCACAGGAACGTATTCCAAAAGGATTTGACAGAGGAGTAGAAGGACTTAATTTTATTAATCCTGAACAGGGATACTTTACATATCCTACTGCTTTGTACTCGGCCGGACACGCCTGCCTGGATATGGAAAAGGTTGCAGACAGAGATTCTATGTGTGTTGACAGGGATAGAAAATTCAGCACAATAGTTGGCGACTCCGGAGGATATCAACTAGGCAAAGGAGTTATTAAGTTTGATTGGAAAGATTTTGAAGGTACAAAAGCAAACGCAGTAAGAAGCAACATCTTAAACTGGTTAGAACTTACATCAGATTGGGCAATGACATTAGACGTGCCAACATGGGCGGCAGATGATCTCAATAGTCCAAAGACAGGATTGAATAGTTTTCA